GGCCCGTTGGATATTGATTTGATGCTCTCATTGGGTGTAAAATATGTTAGTTCACCATTTCCAAAACACATGGATTATTTTCACAATGACATAGTTGAATGTGAACGCCAGTTAAGTGGTAGTGGTATTGAATTTCACCATTGGTCTGATTTAGAACAATTTTTGACATTTCATATGTTGTTGAATACTCGACCAAACATTGGAACGTGTGCTATACTTGATTTGTTAAATTATGATATTAAATCATTACACGTTTCTGGAATTACATTTTTTAAAGATGGGTATAATTCACAATATAGTGATAGAGATGATGACCTCGTTCCAGCATATCATGCAAATGGAGTTGCTAATCATGCTCAAAAACCACAAAAACAATTAATAAAACTCATTGGAGAATTTGATTCAAGAATCACATTTGATGATGAAGTGAAAGATTCTTTATGAAAATAGCATTTTTTAGTGAGATGGGGTTTGATGGTAAGATTCCAAGAACTCATACAAACATGAGAGTTGAGTTTGCTCAAATGTGTGCACTTGGAGCTGACCACTATCCTATGTTAAAAATCCAACAAGTGCAACAAGAATATGATGTTGCTGTACTTTTAGTTGGTAAGTCCACGAATTTCAGAAATCAAATAGCAAATATTGATGTTGTAAATGAAGCACGCAGATTTGCTAAGAAAGTCCTTTGGATGCAGGAAGGTCCTCATTGGGTTTTCCAAGATATGCCATTGGAACACCAGTTCTGGCACTACAATGTTCTTGCATCTGCTGATGGATTATTGACTGAAAATAAAACCGACATACCTTACTTTAAAGGAATTATGGGTGATGATAAGTGGGTTGTGGATATTCCAAGTTTGATGATTACCGACCTTGTTAATGATGTAGAGTATGCTAATAAAGAAGAAAAAATAATTATCGGTGGTAATTTTTGCCGATGGTATGGTGGGTTTGATTCATATATTTGTGCCAGAGATTTGGAGATTCCAATTTGGGCGCCATCTATGGGTAGAAAGATTGAAAACGAAGACCACATTGAGGATATGAACTACTTTCCTTACATGGAGTGGGTCGATTGGATTAAAACTCTATCGTCTTTTAAATACGCAATCCATTTAATGCCGACCACAGGCGCTGGAACATTTCCAATGAATTGTGCATACTTGGGAATCCCGTGTGTTGCATACAATGATTTGGATACTCAAATTAATTTACATCCAGACTTATCAGTAAATCCAGGTGATGTTCAGAGTGCTAGAAAACTTTTGAACAAATTAAAGAATGACCCTATCTTTTATAAAGATATGAGTGATAAAAGTAGATATTTATATAAACAATACCATTCAGAAGAATCGTTTCTATCTGATATTAAAAAGAAGTTACAAACATTATGATTACAAAAAGCGATATTAGTTTTATCCAACCATCAAGAAACAATTTAAAATACTTAAAATGGTCTTACGATGCTATTCGTAAAAATGCCGGAAGTGAACCTCACATTTGTGTAGCGGATGATTTTAGTAATGATGGTACTTGGGAGTGGTGTCAAGAAATGATGTCAACCGACCCAAACTTTCACGCAATCCGTAACGAAGGACCTACTCGATTGGGGCATACTATTTTATATGACCGATTAATCAATGAGGTTGCACCTACAAAGATTGTTGGTATTTATCACGCTGATATGTGGTTGTGTCCTGGTGCTCTTGAGTCGGTGTTAGAACACATCAAACCTATGACTGTGGTATCATTAACTCGTATTGAACCTGACTTACACCCACCGGGACCGGAGAAGGTATTGATTAACAATGCCCCAACCGAGCCGGAGAATTTTGATGAAGATTGGTTCATGGAATTCTTTAACAATTACTTACCAACGGTTAAGAACAAAATAACTGATGGTATATTTGCTCCTTGGTTTTTATTCAAAGAAGATTTTCAATCTATCGGCGGCCATGACCCATTGTATGCTCCGCAATCAAAAGAGGATTCAGATATCTTTAATCGATTTTTACTAAATGGATATCAGTTTGTTCAAACTTGGGAAGGGTGTGTGTTTCATTTGACTTGTAGGGGTTCACGATTTAATCCAACATTGACTACTCCAGGTACCAACTCCAATGAGTGGGAAGCTCAGAATATTCGTTCAAGTCGTAACTTTATTCGTAAGTGGGGGCATTTTGTAAAACACGATGTTCAATTAAAACCAATCATTCCTCACAAATATGATATCGAATTTGAAGTAGCAAATTGTAATCTCAAGATGATTGAAGCATTAGAACCTTGGTGTGATAGAATGACACTTGATTGTTCTCAAGAAGTTATTAATAGTTACATTCAAAGTGAACAACCAAACACTAAATTTGATTTATCAAAGAAGTTCAATACGAATGATAAATCAGACATTATAGTACAATTTGACGCACAACGAATGACAAATCAGTCATTTCAGTTTATCCAAAATATGTCAGAAATATTTGATTTCAATCAATTTGAGATTGGTCAGTACGAATTCGACATATTTAATATTAAGGTAAATCGTATAAAACACTACGAAGACGCCCTTATAAAATTATGAGATACTTTATATTACTACCAGATGATACCGAGAAAGATGTTGATTATTCAACCAACATATTAGGAGAGGTATCGTTTAAGAATTTCTGGGCTGACCATGGTTTTGAAATACTTATCCGATTGGTAGAAAAGTATCCTGATACGCTGGAAACAGTGATTATCAAAGATGAAAAAAACAAATCTTATTCCGTAGAAGAATTCTTGGACGTTATTAAAAAGCTGAAAGTAATCCGACATGGCTAAACTTAATGTTAATCAATTCGATTTTAGTGAAATTCAACACGCTGGTTATGAAAAATTTAAACCCAAAAAGAAAAATAAAGTTAAAGAAGACATTCTCGAATCATCGGGGAAGTCTGATAGAGGGGGAAAAAGTGACTCTCATATCAGTAAACGAACTAAAGCAAGAAGGTAAGGTAGAAGACCCATTCGGAGTAGAGTGGGTCTTACCTTTGGACTTTTTGGATACATCCTTATAGTTATTTATATAGATAGTAGATGGAAGTGGTGACATATTGTGACCACATATATTTTAGAGGAGTACGATGGATACAACTTCAGTACAACCAACCGCCCCTGATTTTGGGGTATTCAATCAGTTAGGTGATTATGGTCCGTTAGGATTGGCAGCACTTGCTCTTGGATATGTGGCTTGGATGTTTTTAAAGCGCCAGTGGGCTGAAAAAGACAGATTAAAAGAAGAATTAAATAACACAAAAAAAAATAAGAAGTAATGTCATTTGGTCCCTTTGAAGTATTAACTCAATATGGTGTATTGGGTTTTGCTGTTTTAGGATTGGGTTACTTGTGTTGGGTATTTCTAAACAAACTCATGCAAAGTGAAGAAGACTATCGAAAACGATTAGAGCAATTAGAAGGTGAGTATCGTGACGAGTTAGAATCTAAACTGACAGAGAGTACCGAAAGTTCTAAAAGCTTAAAAGAAATTGTTCTTATGTTTTTGAGTGGTAAAAAATGAAAAAAAAGATACTCATAGTAATAATTTCATTTGTAGCATTGGTTTGTTTACAAATATTTTCAAGTGGGCATGGTCACGTTGTCGTGGTGGAAGAAAATGTACAACTGACAGATGAAAATAAACAATTAACAACTGCCAATAAATCATTGCGTAGTACTGTTTCTAAATTAGAAACTAAAAACGAAGAACTTGTTGAAGAGAAACAAAATCTCGAAACGATGGTTTCCGAGGTGATTGGTGATTTAGATAGTACAAGAGCTGTTGTTAAAAATATCAAGAAAGAGTTGAAAGATGAGAGGACTGTTAATAGCATTAATAATGGTCGGGAATTTGAGTTTCAGCCAATCAAGTTACCCGATTCAGAAGGTAATTGATGGCGATACTTTTGTTATTCTGACAAAGGGGCAAGCTGATACAATTAATAGTATTTTTGAAAGTCAGAAAGCCAAAATTGCAAAATACAAAGAGGAAACTAAAATCAAAGATTCTATAATCTCAATACGAGATACGTTATTGGTGTATTATACAAATAGAATCATAGAATATCATACAATCATAGATAAAGAGATTGAACGTGTTGATAGACTTGATACTTTATCAGATTGGTTATACAAACGTGCGGTAGAAGGCGCTTGGTTATATTATTCGTATAAGAACCAATCTGTTGTTGCTGTGGATTTATCAAAATATGTAGTTCGTAAAGACGACTATACCGGTGACTTACTGTTTTATAGAATGACCGAGGATTGTAATCCAAATGATAAACATGATAAAGAACCACCTTTGTATTGGCAAAATGATATAGCATTACCATCTCGACCTAAATTGAATATATTGAAATTAAAAGAAACCGAAAGGTAAGAATTCAACATATTTATTATAAATTATTTATAAAATGGGAGTTGTCGATGAGTTTAAAATCGTTACAAACTAAAATTGGTGTAGCAGCAGATGGTGCTTTTGGACCTGGAACTTTAAAAGCTGCTATGGCTTATTACAAATTTACACCAGAAAGAGCCGCTCACTTCTTTGCTCAAACATCACACGAAACTGGTGGATTCAAAGCATTTTCTGAAAACCTAAATTATTCAGCACAAGGATTGCAAGGAATCTTTGGAAAGTATTTTCCTGGAAACTTGGAAGAATCTTATGCTCGTCAACCTGAAAAAATTGCCAATAGAGTTTATGCTGATAGGATGGGTAATGGAAATGAAGCATCTGGTGATGGTTGGAAATATAGAGGTCGGGGTGCTCTACAATTAACAGGTAAGGCTAACTATGAAGCATTTTCAAAACACTTGGCTAAGCCCGAAATAATTACAAATCCGGATTTAGTAGCAAATGAACTTGCTTTTGAATCAGCAATGTTTTTCTTTGATAGAAATAAATTGTGGGATATTTGTGATAAAGGTGTCAACAAAGATACCATTCTTGCATTAACAAAAAGAATCAATGGTGGAACTCATGGGTTAGCCGACCGTGAGGAAAAAACACTTAAATATTATGGTTGGTTAAAATAAGGAGATTACTAACATGGCAAAGTACACAAAAGAACAAGTTGAAAAAGCTGTAAAAGCTAAAGGTTATGTATGGTTTGAAGACGCTGCTAACAAAGGTTTTGATTTAAATATCGTTGGTATCAGAAACTCTGCTACCGGAACTAAAGTTACCAATGTATTTGATGATGCTATTTCAGTATCATACAAAGAAAATGGTGTTTGGATTTACAAGGAGTGGGTAAACACTACTGATCCTGGAACTAAAGGTGTTAAAGAATATCACAACGCTGCAGGAGTTGCTCGTTTGGTTCCCGGTCAATATCGTGGGTCTCATACGTTAGGTCTTCACCAAGGTAAGTACGAAGCTTTGAAACAACAAAAGCCGGTAAAAGTATATCGTGATGCTAATCGTGATATGAACTATGATGAAACTAAAATCCAAGAAGGTGTATTTGGTATTAACATTCACAAGGCTGGTGCTGATTCTACTTATGTAGAGAACTGGTCTGAAGGATGTCAAGTATTCAAAAAAGCAGCTGACTTTGAAGAGTTCATGGCTATCTGTAGAAAAGCTGGTGCTATTCATGGTAAGTCATTTACTTATACATTGATTGAATCAAAAGATATCGTTTAATATTTGATAAGATACCTATAAACAAACCCTCCGAAAATCACGGAGGGTTTCTTTTTATATGGGTATATTTATATTGGAATTAGTTTTGAATTTGTTATGAGCCGTTAATAAAGGAGAAACAACTATGGCATTTTGGGACATTTTCAAAGACAAAAATGATTTTAACGAGAAAACTATCGTAGGTTTTCTATCATTCACAGTAATGGCTATTTTCGCCGGAGCTGACATCGTAACTGGTATTATGGGTAATCAACTCATCATTAGCGACACGATTTTTAATTCGTTCGTAATGATTACCTTGGGTGCTTTTGGTATCGCTGAAGCTGGTAAGATTTTCGGTGGTAAAAAGAACAACGAAGAATCAGAGGGATAATTTCATGAAAAAATTACTCGTATTGTTAACTACAATATGGGTGAGTGTGTCAGCGTTTGGGCAGAATGGTAAGAACGAAGTTCTCCCTGCCCCCGCTTCGAGCTCTCCATATTTCTTGATTGATACAACGTTTGTTCAAGGTTCAAAACTTGAAGATACAACTGTTGTTTATGTTCACTTTAACAATCCAACATCAAATAAAATCACCGGTATTCAGGTTAGATTCTTTTATGATAATGTTAACTTCAAAACTCCGATTGTAAAGTGGGGTCCGGTTGCTACAGCAGTATCGTCAAAGTATGGTGCTTACTATTCATCTTCAGATTGGGTGAACGTGAACTTAATTTATACCGGAAACTCATCTACATTCGGATGGTCTAATGGTGCTATATTCATGGTAAAGTTACCACATAAATCAACCTTTGACCCTGCTACTGTAGATTCTTTGATGGTGACCGGTACTACTAC